TGACGCTCGGCGCCACGCAGTTCACGTCGGACCCCGGCGGCTATTTCGATATCCTGGTCAAGATCACCACCGCCGTCACCACCGGTGGGACGCTGTCCTGCGAACTCCGATACGTGGATTGATGGATGGCGCAGAACCAGTTCATCAACGTCACGGTCGATGCCGGCGCGGCGAAGAAGGCGGATAACGCCGATCATCGCCACGTCGTCGCGCCCGGCGCGGCGGCATCTGGCGATCTCACCCTGTCGTTCGATTCGGCAAAGTTCACGACGCTGAACCTGCTGAAATCCGCCGTCGCCCAGGTCCTGAATATCGCAGCGGGGCAGATGAAATAGCATGCCAACCGCAACAGAATCCGTATCGTTTTCCAACATCGGAGCCACCACGGCGGCGTTCCAGTTGCGCGGCGGAAAATATGGAGCGAGCGCGGTAGCCACGTTCGGCGGTGGCTCTGTCAAGCTCCAGATGCTGGGCCCGGATGCCTCGACGTTCCTGTCGGTCTTGGCTGCTACCGACTTTGCGGCAGCCGGGTATGCCGTTATCGATCTCCCTCCCGGTCAATATCGCTTCACAATCGCGACCGCCACCGCCGTCTACGCCAACATCTGCCGCATTCCGTCATAAGTGCGTTGCTGCGGTTCCATGCCGCCCGCACCGTCGCGGCATGACGGCATTTCGGACCCCCACCGACATCGGAAATCGGGCGCTGCAGCACCTTGGCGCGAAGCAGATCGATCCCGTGCTGGGCTTCACCGAGCAGAGCCGCAACGCCAAGGAGGTCGCCTCCTGCTACGACAAGCTGCGCGAGGCCGAGCTGCAGCGCCGCAACTGGACGTTCGCGATCCGCCGCCAGGTGCTGCGCGCGCTCGACGTCAACACCATGCTGCTGACCCCCTCGCTCTGGCAGCCGGGCACGACCTATTTCGTCGGCTCGATCGTCGCGGACCAGGTCGGCGGCCTGTGGATATCCAAGATCCCGAACAACCTCGGCTTTGACCCGCTGCTGACCACGGTCTGGCGGCCCTATTTCGGCCCGCTCTCGGTCTCGCTGTACGACTCGACGACGACCTATTCCGATGGCGAGCTCGTCTACACCGCCCCTGGCGACGGCACCTACCGGGTCTACCAGTCGACGCAATCCGGTAACGCCGACAATCCGGCGACCGGAACGCCCTACAGCGCGACCACGGTCTATTTCAAGAACCAGGTCGTGACGCTCGCCAGCGTGCCCTACATGAGCCTGATCGACCTCAACATGGGCAACACGCCGTCGGCCGCGCCGCTGTCGTGGAATGTCGCCACCACCTACGCGCTCGGCAATCAGGTCACCGGCTCGGACGGCGTGATCTATACCTCGGTCGCCGGCGGCAACATCGGCAACGACCCAACCCTGACCGCGCCGATAAGCTGGACCAACACCGGGGTGCTGAGCCCGTGGACGTCCGTCTTCGTCGGCGGCGTCGGGTCGGCGAAATGGCTGCAGATCGGCGGTAAGGAATTTCCCTCCGGCGTCGCGCTGTCGACGCTCAACATCGTCTATCCGCTCGGCTCCGGTCCCGTCTCGCAGAACTCGACGCGCAACGCCTTCCTGCTGCCGGCCGGCTATCTGCGCAAGGCGCCGCAGAATCCGAAGTCCGGCATCGGCCGGGTGGGGGGACCGACCAATATCGGCTACGACGACTGGCTGATCGAGGGCGAGTTCATCATCACCGGAGATACCGGGCCGATCGCGCTGCGCTTCGTCGCCAACATCACCGACGTGTCGCGCATGCACACGCTGTTCTGTGAAAGCGTCGCGGTCCGCATCGGCTACGCGATCTGCGACACCATCACCCAGGACAAGGGCCAGTTGCAGCTCATGGCCAAGATCTACAACGAGTGGAAGCAGGAGGCGGCCACCTTCGACGGCATCGAGGATGGCTGGGCAGATTCGCCGCAGGACGATCTGATCACCGTGAGGCTGTGACCTCACATGGGGAACGCGTCTTTTGACATATCGAACTTCTTGGGCGGCGAGATTTCGCAGTTCGCTCAGGGCCGTTTCGACAAGCCTGACTATCGTACCTCACTCAACGTCTGCTTCAATGCCTTCCCGGTCGAAATCGGATCATGGACGCGGCGCCCAGGATCGGCCTATGCCGGCCATACCCGCCGCGGCGCGCGCGGCCGCACCATCGAATTTGACTTCGCGCAGGCCACGCCGATCACGATCGAACTCACCGACGGATTCGCCCGCTTCCGCTCGGGCATCGGGCTCGTCAACACCAACGACGCGCAGATCGTGCTCGCGGTGTCTGCGGCCACCCCGGCTGTGGTGCAGACCACCGCGGCCGTGACATGGGCGACCGGCGACACGCTGGTGTTTCCCGGCGCATCGACGCCATTGCTGGAGAACCGGCAGTTCACCGCGACCAAGATCGACACCACGCATTTCTCGCTGGCGGATGCCATCACCGGCGCGAATATCAACGGCGCCGCGCTGGGGGCGCTGGCGGCCGGCTCGACCGTCGCCAAGGTGCTCGAGTTGCCGACGGTTTATACGGCGGGAATCTGGGCTTCGCTGCGCGCCGTGCAGGCCGAGACCACCGATATCCTGCTGTCCGCGCTCAACCCGCCGCAGGCGCTGACCGTGCCGACGCTGCCGGGTCCCGGCGTCAATCCTGTGTTTGCGCTGACCGCCGCGACGTTCAATGATGGCCCGTATCTGGACCCGCCGATCAACGGCGCGCAACTGACGCCGGGAACGAAGATCGGCATCGTCACGCTGACCGTATCGTTCCAGAGCTATGATGCGACCAAGGCCTATGGCGTCGGCGCATTCGTGACGTCGGCCGCGGTCAACTACATCTCGCTGGTCGATCAGAACGTCGGCAATGTCCCGGCGGGGAGCCCGACATTCTGGGCGACGACCTCGGCCGCCGCCGCGATCAACAACGGGCAGGGATTCCTCAGCACCGATATCGGTCGCCTGATCCGGCTGTACTCCGAGCCGGCCGCGTGGGCTACCGCCTCTGTCTACGCCGCCGGCGCGGTTGTCTCGTACAGTCCGAGCGGTCTGCCTGGCACATCGGTCTACTGGCAATCTCTGACCGCCGGCAATACCGGGCACGCTCCCGGGTCCGACATCACCAACTGGCAGATCGTTCCATCAGGCGCGGCGCTGTGGACATGGGGCAAGATCGTCTCTCTCGCTGCGCTGGTACCCAACGCCCCGGCCAGCGTCGCCTATATCGGCGATATGACCACCAACGGCGGGTTGTCGGCTCCGTTCAATGGCGTCGCCAACAAGAACTCCGCGACGTCGGCGCAGAAGGATTTCATCGGGTTCTCAAGCTTCTCCTTCTTCGTTCAGTCCTATGTCGGTGAAAATTTCAGCGCTTGCGTGACCCCGTCATATGCGGTCGCGAGCGCGACGGTATTTCCGTCAACCGATTTTGGGATGTGCGCAATCGCGGCGACCACCATTCCTCCCGTTCCGAGCTGGTTGGCAACCTTCACCGTAACGGCGTCGCTATATGGTTCGAACTCGGCCCCCGCCAGCGCTGTCAACGGCGTTCTACTTGGGACATCCGCCGTCGGCGGCGCCGTGCTGAGCAATTCTCGCTCGTTCAATCAGGTCGTAGGCACGGTCCCTGTCAACATCGTCTCGTCGGATCAGACGACGCTCTACAAGTACCTGTGGATATCGATCGCGGTTGGCGTCAATAACCCGCAAGGTGTCGGCTTCAGGATATCCCCGATCATTTCCCAGGTCACGTTCCTGGCGGCGTCAGGGAGCGGATCATCCGCCGTCGCGATCAATGCGGAAATCCTCGGCCCGGCGCTGCTCTACACCTCGGCGATCCAGACATGGAGGCTCGGCGCCTATTCCAACACAACGGGATGGCCGACGTGCGGGGTCTATAACGACGGGCGGCTCTATCTCGGCGGTGCCGTCGGCAACCGTTTCGATGCCTGTGTCTCGAACGGCATCACGGGCGGCTCCGTCAACTTTGCGCCGACCGATCCGTTCGGCGTGGTCACGGCGGCGTCGGCGATCTCCTACACCTTCAATTCCGACGGTGTGAACAAGATCCTGTGGATGGACCCCGATCTGCAGGGCATCAAGATGGGCACGCAGGCCGGCGAGTGGCTGGTGCAGGCGCCGACAGCCGGATCGATATCGCCGCTCAACATCTCCGCGCGCAACGTCACCAAGCACGGCAGCTCCAACATGGCGCCGGTGCGCGCCGAGCACACCACGATGTTCGTGCAGCGCTATGGGCAAAAGCTGCTGGAATATTTCCCGGATGTGTTCTCCGGCAAGTTCTCGGCGCCGAATCTCGCCGACAAGGCCCAGCACATCACGCACGCCATCATGGCGGAGCTGGCCTACACCTCTGCGGTGACGCCGATCGTCTGGGGGCGCGATGCCGCCGGTGGCCTGTTCGGCATCACCTACAAGCGGGATTCACTGGCGAGCGCGCAGCCGCCGACATTCTACGCATGGCACCGCCATGGCCTTGGCTCCGGCCGGCTGGTCGAAAGCATCTCGTCTGGCCCGTCGGTCGGCGGCAGCGGCGGCGGTGCGCCGGGCATGCTGGACGCACTCACGATGGTAACCAATGACGCCGTCAGCAACGTCCGCCATGTCGAGATCATGACCGATTTCGCCGACGAGCTCATGCCGCTC